AATAAAATCAATGACTTACGCAGCCGCCTTGAGAGCGGCGAGTTTGGCTTCCATCTTGGCGATTCGCTCGATCCGAGCATGCATTCTCGCGGCTTGTTTCTGAGCACGCACTTGAGAACGCAGACGACGCTGATCTTCCTTCACGATGCGCGCAAACTTGCGCTCGTCGGCGAGGACTTCGCGATGCATCGTGATGTTCAGGCGACACTGCTTGATAGCAGCGCGAATCTTGCGTTGATCATCGAGGAGATGCTTGATAGCGTCGCGCTCAATCTCAATCATGTTACGACGCTGCTTTAATGTAAGACCGCTCATAATTCTATTCCTTCCTACTTCGGGGGGACCAATTTCCCATCCCATAAGACAATTCTAGTCCAAATGGGCTGCAAAAGCAATAGTAAAAACCTGAATAAAATCAATAACTTACGACACCCTCTCTCGCCGAGGAGAAAGCCGAGAGAGCGGTCCTATTCTGGGGGATAGGATAGGTCTGGGGGCAGGTCGAAATAGCGTATTCGGACTCCTGCTTCACGCAGCATGGTTTCAGCATGTTCGATTGAGTAATGCTTACCAGCACCAACGCCAGTCCATGGTCGGTTTGGTCCAATGACTTCCTTGATACCTGCTTGAATCAATGCGCGAGTGCAATCAGCGCATGGCTTTGGTTCCCAGTTTAGATATGCACGTGAGTTGTTGAGTGAAACACCAACACGAGCAGCATTGAAGATTGCGTTACGTTCAGCATGTTCAACCCAGTAATACTTTTCTGGACGCTTCCAACGATCTTTCCAATCTTCTTCAATGCCTCTTGGAAATCCATTAAAACCCGTCGACAAAATGACATTATCATCGTTGACTATGATGCAGCCGACTTTTGTCGACGGGTCCTTGCTTTTCTGAGCGATCAGAGTAGCCTGTAAGATAAACAATTCATCCCACGTTAATTCATCACGATTCATAATATATTTTTCTCAGTTACTTAATTTCAACCTTACGAGGTTTCTGTTCATCAGGAATGACGTTCTCCAATTCAATGGAAAGAATGCCATCAGCAAGATTTGCATCACGAACCACTACTGTGTCAGATAAAACAAATTGTCTGCTGAATGAACGACCAGCAATACCTTTTGCAAGATATTCGCGTTCGTCTTTCTCAGACTTTTTGCCAGCGACTTTAAGTGAGTTCTTTTCTGCTGTAATTTCAATCTCGCTTCTCTTATAGCCAGCAATTGCTAGTTCCACATTGAATGTGTATTCGCCAGTTTTGACGATATTCACAGGTGGAAAAGAGGATGCTGTTGTGGTTAGAAGATGTGCTGCATTGTCTAACGTTGCAAACACATTATCAAAACCGAGAGCGGATGGAAGTAAGCGATCAAAAGGGATAGATGATAAAGTTGTAATATTAGTCATTTTGTAACTCCTTTTTAAGCAAGTTTATAGTTATGGACCCCTTGTGGGCATCCACTTCTATTTATATCAATTCAAACAATTATGCTTCTTTCTTTTTCTTTCCAATCGTATACTTGGACACCAATTGCCACTGATTCTTATCTTTAAATGGAAGAATCTTAATCTGTGATAGTGGAGCAACGTTGTCTTTTATTTTTGCTGGATCTACGAGTTTTACGAGACCCCACTCAGCCATTAGATTTGCAATGGTGTTGCGACGTTGAATATCATTATCTGACATATTACTTGGTTTTCCGTCAAGTTCAAAAAGTTCTTTGAAGTGGACGATGTAATACTTTCCTTGCTTGTGTAGGATGTGGCAGGACTGATAAAGAATGTTATCATTCTTTGCCGCAACACCAATGCGTGTAAGTGTCTCGCGGACTTTGAGGAAGTCGTCTTGTTTTTCTAATGTGACTTCTACTAATTTTTCGACCATGGTCAATCACCTTTATATAATTGTTTTTTCATTACGGCGATTTGATCGTCAGATAGAATCTTACATGCTTCCTCTGCCTTTGCATCGGAGTATCCATAGTATTCTTTGACAACACTCAAATCACTATTCTGCGCTTTCTTGTGCCATTTACTGTATGGACGCTTCTGCGCTCTTACTATATTTAGGAGAAAGTCGTATTTGAGTTTGTTATCGAGAGTCGTAAATCGGTTCATTTCGTTCGCCCAGAGGACCGTGTCTCGATGATAAGAGAGAGCGCGATTTACCATAAAGGAAGAATATGACTTCTCGTCCTGCTCTGTTAGGAGAGCATATTCTTTCGTCTGTAAGATAGACGGAATTATTTCTTTGAATAGATCAGCCATTGAACTTGCACTCCACCATCATCTCGGTAAGACATGCGGTGAGGTTTAGTTCTTGATCAGCAACAAATGCAGATTGATATTGATACTTTGCGAGAATGATGACTGCATTCGGAATAGTTGACTTATCCATAATGTCATACAGACTATCATAAACTTTACGATAGATCTTTGCAGGATCATCACCACCAAAGTCAGCAACCCACTTGCGCATTGCTCCAAAGTTTTGATCCTTGAGTGCGGTTACAAGTTCATTTAAAGATACATCGGCAATGCTAGAAAGAATGCCAGCATCAATCTTACCACTGACAGAATATCTTTGAAGTTCATTTAAAACGCGACGATAATCTGGAAAGTGTTTCTTCACAACTTCAGCGAGTACTGCTTTATCATACGGGATCTTTTCAGTAGCAAGAATCTCAGCAGCACGCTTCATAAATGCAACAGCCATCTTCGGCTTATCTTCTTTGCGAAGTTTGAATTCGATGACTGCACAACGAGAATGCAGCGGTTCGATGATACGATTCTTGTAATTACAAGTCATTATGAATGTGCAGTTATGCGCAAACTCTTCCATCGCAGCACGCATGGCGGGTTGTGTTGAGTTTGGATTCAAATAATCTGCTTCATCAATGATAATTACTTTCTTGCCGCCAGTCATTGACATTGAACTTGCATAGTTCTTAATCTTTGTTCGGAAGGTGTCAATGCCTGACTCATCTGAGCCGTTAATTATCAGATAGTCGCAACCGATTTCATCGCACAAGGCACGAGCGACTGTAGTTTTACCTGTTCCTGGCGTACCACACAACAACAAATGCGGAATCTCTTTCCGATCCACATAGGACTGGAAAGTAGATTTGTATTCTTCGGAGAGGATGCAATCAGCAATCGTATGCGGTCGATATTTTTCGACCCATAACACTTCGTTCATAATAAAACCTCATAATAAAAGGTTGGGGTGGGGAAGGTGAACTCCCACGGCGAGCAGTCTGGCGGAGTGTGCCGTCAAATAGAAATTGCACCCCAATAGACTTATTTAGCCACGTTTTCGTAAATAGTTTGGAAATCGCTCTGTTCTGCAACTTCTTCTTCATAATTACGTTTGTGATAAGTCCTCGCCAGTTTACGCCCCAACTTCTTGGGAATCTCACACTCATCCTGCATCTTGTCGAGAATTTCTTTGATGAGATCACGTTCGGCTTCGACTCGAGTCAGAGAGTTTGAGATTTCTTGAAGGCACCCCAGAACCTTTGCTTTATCAAGTGCCATGATTATTCTCCAAAGGTTGAACTGGCTGCTTCAATCGCGATGTAATAAACAATCGGAATGCTCTTATGTTTAAACTGAGCCAGACCTTTCTTTGCGATCGCAACATCATACGAACCATCCATCAACTTGAAGTTTTCAACTTTCATGACAACGCGGAACTTTGTACCATCACCTGTGCCAATTTCAATCTTAGATTGATCAGCAGAATCATCTTTCACATCAGTTGCAACGAACTGAATTGCGCTGCCATCACTCTCAAATACAAAGTTAGGTGAACCAGAAATGCCAGCAGAACGTTTCATCCAATCAAGATCTTCTTGTGAAAGGCTGAATGAACAATCTGCTTCACCAATGGAAATATTCTTTTCAGGTGGAACAATAATGATCTTTGGTGAACAATACTTAATGAAGTCAGACTTCTTCTTGTTCTCTGTTGAGATGTTGATCTTATCATCATCAAAAGCAAGATGCGCTTCTTTGTAAAGCGATACCTTTGCCAAAAGTTTATTTAGATCGTACAAAGCAAATTCTTTTGGAAAGTTCTCAGTTACAGTTGCTTCAACGAAAATGGTTTTAAGAGGCGAGATAGTCTTAAGAGTACTTCCCGATTTGAACTGTAAACTTTGATTTACAGTTGAGAAGTTCTTAAGAATTGCCACGGTTCCTTCAGAAAGTTTCATAATTTAATCCTCAATTTGCTCGACACAGTTATTATATAAACAATCAATCACATCGTCAACTCTTTTCTTCAATTCATCCAATGTACAATTATTGTCCATTGAAACATCATACGCTCCGCCAATCCATGCCCATTCAGAATAATGAACATCTGGATATGCATTGCGCATCACATCTTGTTTATTGTATACATTGCATTCTCTAGCCAGATCATACCACTCAGGATCAGAACCACGACGAACACGAATAATATGTCCGCCAGAATTTCGTATAGCATTGATTTCATTTGGAAATCTCACATCAGCAATCACATAATTATTTGTAGGTGATAATTCACAGCGACGCATAGTTGTGTGAACCCAGAGGTCAGGATGGAAAACATCCCGTCCTGCCTCTGTACCCATCAATTGTAATGCGAGTCGCGGAGAGAATTCGCGACCAAACTTTTTAGACCACCACTCATCTGGTTGTTCGCGCCATGCTCGAGATTCTGGAGTATCACCCTCAAGCAGAGCGCGATCCCAACCAAATACTGCAGCGCAAGAATCCTTGACACTGTTTGCGAAACTCTCTTT